TGCCAATAACTAAATCTGCTTTAGTATATCCTGTTCCACTTGTATTAACTGTAGTAGTTGGTTGCTCCTCTAGGTTTCTAAATAGTTTAAATTTACTGTCCCCCGTATCTCTAAATAAACCTGCATATAACACAGTTCCACTTGGTGCATATTTACCATACCAACCTATATCTACTGCATCTGTTGAAGTGTTATTACTTGCAACTTCAATTAATGGGTCTTCTACAGTTAATGTTTGAGTATCTATTGTTGTTGTTGTTCCTTCTACTGTTAAATCTCCTGTTACAGTTAGATTACCTCCTACTTTGGCATTTGAGTAAACGTGTAAATCATAAGTTGCTTCTGGCGTTACTCCTATTCCGATTTGTGTAGTAGAAATATATAAAGGTGTTCCATTACCTAAACCGTCTGTAATTTGTTTCGCTGAACTTCCTATCGCATCGTTATCAGATGCTTTTAGAAGCGCATCGTAAGTGTTTTTTATTTTCGTGCTTGTTAATGTCGCCATTATTCTTTTTTAAATACGTTAATAATCTTTTAATATTGACTTGCTTCGGTTTATATCTCATAATACCCACCCATTAAATAAACTGTCTTTGTCAGGACTTATATCTTCATTTGTATTAGAATTATATTCAGGAAAACTAGCTTGATTAAAAGTCATATAATCAATAAATCTTCTTGTATAATATTCTGCAAATTCTCTTTCTTTGTTTACTAAATAATCTACTTCACTCTTTGCTACTGTTTCTGCTGTTTCGCTAGTATGTTTGAATATACCTCCATTCTTGATTTGATAAGCTGCAAAAGGCAAATAATCTACCATAGCAAAATGTATAAGCATTGGTTGTATATAAGTGTTTACTAGCGTTAAATAATCTCCTGTTAAACTGTCTGATATAATATCTGCGCTTATTTTGTTATATAAATCGCTTCCTAGATAGTTTCTTATATGTATTTCCTGCGCTATCTTTATAAACTGGATGAATTTGTCCACGTCTACATTTCCGTCTATTATAGAGTTTCTTTTGAGCGTTACTGGTTTTATAAATAATGCTGTTGCCATATCTTATTTAAAATTTGGGTGATGTCCGTTATTAGGCATATCTTTAGGTGCTATCTTTGCTTTCTTATGTCCTGCAGGAGTTGGCGCATAAGATTTAGGTATGCTATTCACTTCATCATAGTTTTGTATTTTTTTCTTCATTGTTTTAGATTTTAACCTATACAATACCTCACTCCAATAATGACCGCAATTCACACCACCTTTATATTTGAATAAATCATAAGATTTGCCTTTATGTCCAAATGACTTATTCACTCCTGCTCTACTTGCTTTGTCAATATCTTCTATTCTGTATACGACACCTCGACCACTTCTTGACATCATAATTCTACAGAACTGTCTTGATTTACCAGAAGAATATTTTTCATTGTATCGGTATCTCACTTTATATAGAGATTTATCTAAATAACTAAAACCTGACTTTTTAGAATCTATACTTTTCTTTTCTAAATTCTCTTGTTTAGATTCTATTAATCTTGCAGCCCATTCTTCTTCACTTTCGTTTTCTTCTTTATACTCTCTTGCATCTACTTCTTCCCATCTATTAGAGATTTTTTCGCCTCTTAATTCATCTAGTATAATATCAAATTCTTCATCTGTTAAATCTTCACTTAACTTCACTCCTGTTTCTTCTTCTCTTGTTTCTTCATCTTCTACATTGTCAAGGTCTGTAAATTCTAACGGTTGAAGCGTTTTAAAGTATAAATGCAACGAGATATTATTAAAAGCAAGTATTTGGTCAAAAGCATCAATTAAAAGCGTCTGAAACGGTCTAATTACTGTATTGTCCATTAATAGAGTTGCAGTTTTTAATTCATCTGCATTGTTTCCTAAACCTGACTGGTCTTTGATACCTAAAAGCATAGGAGAAACAACTCTGTGAGCTACCATTATCTTTTTTGTACTTTCTTCACTTAAGAATTGGTATTGTTGGTGTGCGTCTGATAATTGTACAGGTTCTATTGATGCTGCAGTTTCAGCATTATCATTAAAAGCTAATATGAACTTACCCGCATTACTCGACCCACTAAACTTTTGGTATATTCTTTGCTCGATTAATTCTCTCTCCTCTGCGTTAGGCGTTCCATTATTAAAATTAATCAACATTGAAGGCGACATACCATTCATAATGTTGTTTAAATGGAAATTACTTATTTCTTCTTCTAATTCTGCGTATTGTAAACCTCCTTGATAATCTACAGGAGAATAATAATAAAATCCTGACTTATAAGGTTTGACATATAAAATCTCTATAGATTCTTTAGACATACCAAATGCAGGTATTCTTAAAGGTTTGTCATTAGGTTTAATTGATGTCCAGTCCTTAAAATAAAAGTATGCTTCTACATCTCCGTCACTATTTGCCTTTTCAGCTCTTAATGTTTCAACAGGCATATGTTCTACTTGTGCTATCTTACTTCTGTCTTTACTATAAATTACTTGTATCGCACATTGACCCATAAGTTTTAAATCATAAGCAAGTTTTCTAACACAGTCGTTATGAAATAAACTTACCATTTGTGCATATTGGTCTGGTTTTCTATTTGAATCTGTAGCGTCTAAACCTTTTCCAAATATCATCGCAGATATACCATTTATAACTGCATTGTTTGTAGGCGAACCATTGTATCTGTCAATTAAGTATTGAAAGTAATTGTTGTCATCGCCATAAGATACCCACTCCTTATTCTTAACTTCTTTGATTTTAGGACTTGTATAGGTACTTAAATTTACTACTCTTAAATCGTTCATATTATTATGTAATCGTTATCGTGTGAACCTGACGTGTCATCAAAATCATATTGACCATTATTTATATCGTAATAGTCGTTATTATCTTGATTAATTGTCTGGTCTGTACAAAATATTTTGTCTTTATATACTATATCGCTTCCTGACAATAATGTCATTATATAATTTCTTCCCTCTTTTAATACAGGGTCAAATGTTACTGCTATAGTTCTATAATTATCGCTAGTACTTGCAGAAACAGTATCATTAAATATCTCATCATTCGCAGCTTCATCGTGTACTTTTAATGTATATGTCGATGCAAAAACTCTAGGAATTACATTTACTGTTTGTTGTGAAGCACTTGTCGTTAATATCTTCATATTTATATATCGAAATAATAACGCTATTTTGTACTATATATAAAAAAAAAGAGGTCATATAGACCCCTTTCTTTGCATTTAAAAGTTTCTACTATCCGTTATTAGGAGTTGCAGGTGTAATTTGAGTTGCACTTGCATTTCCTGTTACGTCAGTTGAATCTGCTAGGAACGCAGGAGCAGAAATCTCTTGCGCTGTTAATGTAATTGAGAACTGTGAAGCATCGCCCATTGCAGCACCACTAGAGAAAGTTCCTCCAGTTACTTCGCATCCGTGTTCTCTACCTAACAAGAAGAAGTTTCCGTTATAATCTTCTACTACTACTTGAGGTCTACCTAAAGCAATAATTTTTAATTCTTCTTGTGTCGCACTATCTAATAATTGTAGTGTCATATTTAAGTTCGATTCAAAGAAAGTCGTACCGTTCTCTCTTGAACTGTTTACTGTAGTTTCTAAAGATGAATTTCCTTTTAAGTCATATTGATAAAAAGTTGGTGTTCCACCTATATCTACTTTTTCAGCGTCAGTTGCATTATCAGTAACAGTTAATCCATAGTCAGAAAAATATACTGTCTTTAGACCTCCTACTGAAGATTTACAAGGTATCGCCCTTCCTGTTGTTAATGTACAAGCCATATTTTATTCTTTTTTAAAAAAAAAAGGTAGGTAGTCAAAACCCACCTACCCTTTCTTTAGTTATACTTATTTATTTATTATGCTAGAGTTAATAAAGCTAAATCAGAACCGATGCCATATTGAACACCTGCTGTAAATCTCATTACTACTCTTACATTTTGACTTCCGTCAAGGTCAGCCATATCTAATAATTTAACTTCGTTGTGGTCAGATAATAGACCAGTACCGAAATATAAGTTAGATTTTTGACCTGCTACGATATGGTTAGAAGGCATACCTGGTGCTAATACAACTTCAATTCCATCGAAAGAAAGTGCATTACCTTGATTATACCATAAACCACCTCTGTTATCAACACCCGCAGCACCAACACCATTAGCAGCATATCCGCCTAATTGTCTGATGTATGATTGCCAAGCGATAGTTGGAACATAAATTTTTAAATCTTCTTTTCCGTAAACTGCTGAAGGTAACGCATCAACAACATTCTCTAATAAAGAAACGATGTTAGATGAAGTAAATGCAGTTTGTGAATCGTTAGCAGCATCGTTTACGTCTGAATCTGCAGCCATTAATACTGAAAATCCGTCAAATTCTCCTGCGTTTCCGTTAACACCACCCCAGATGTTTTGCTCGTTTTTCTCTGCTACTAATCCTGCAACGTGTCCGATTAAGAAATCAGAGAATTTAGGTGGCATATTTGAATATGCTGAATAACCCATTTCAATTGCTTCCCAGTCAGATACGAAATCTTTTTTACAAAGCTCAAGGTTTACTTGAAACTCCTCTGGTTGTAGGATTCTTTCAGTCAACGTTACTGTTGCTGTGTCTGTGAAATCACAAGTAGCGTCTTTGATTACGTTAGAATCAGTTGCTACTTTTTTGATTACATCTTTGTACTTAACATTCGGTTTAATCTCGATGTTACCGTTTTCTAATGTAGGAGAGCTTAAAAGGGCAGCAGAAATATACTTCCCTGAAAATTCACCTGCATATGTACTAGTTATACTTACTGTAGTCGCCATAATTATTTATTTATTTTAAAAGTTTGCTATTTTTTGTAATACTCTATCTCTTGTACTTAAGTTTCTTTTTTGTGCGTACAAGTAATTTTGTTTTTTTGTTTCTCCTTCTGGATTGTGCTTAATAGGGTCTGCAGCAGGTTTAGATAATTCTTCTTTTACTGCTTCTTCTACTTTCTCTTGCTCTGATAACATAGTAGTCATTGCAAGTCCGATTTCTTCTGCTATTTCTTGGTCTTTTAACTCAAGTTTAGCTTTTAAATCTTCAATGATAGCTTTTAGTTCAGATACTTCGTCTTTAGATGCGTATACTTCTTCTTTCATTTCTTCTTCTTCTGAAGTAGCTTCTTCTTCTTCTACTTCTTCTTCCATTTCTTTGATGTCAGAAATAATACCTTCTTCAACGACAAGAATTTTACCATCTTCAAGTGAATACTCTCCTGAAGGTACTGGTACTTTCTCATCTTCTGTAACTATAAAAACTTCATTATCTTTTTCAAACGCCTCTGCTTCTAAAACAGTTCCGTTTTCTAATTTCATTTGCTCAAGTTTAACTTCTTCTGAAAGTTCCACTCCTAACAAATTTTTTACTTGATTTAACATTTCTGTAGCTTTCATATATATATATCGTTTAAGGTTATTTATTTTGCATTTTTAGTTTCTGTATATGTTTCCTATTCCTTGTGCGTGTAACGAGCCATCGCAACATTCTATACTATAAGTGTTCGTGTCCCAACATAAACACGCTGTACGCCCACCTTTTCTGCTTGATTTAGCAGGTATATAATTTACTTTTTGTCCTCTGCTTGATGTAGTTTTAAATTTCATTTTATTGGTATGCAATTAGGTACTAATCTTCCGTTTTTTCTTTTCATTCCATACTGCTCGTACCCTGCTTGACAAGGTGCTTTCAGTTCGTGATACTCACAAGGCATATACCATATCTGTCCTTCAAAATCGTGTTTGTGTACGCCCTCACATCCTAAATCTATAGCTATCTCCTCTGCTCTTTCTTTTGATGAATATGCTAATCTGTCGTCTATAATTGCAAAGTCATCATTTACTTTCATTGATGCTAATTCTATTTCTCCTAATTCTTTTAATTTAGATTTGCTCCATCTTAAACCTGCTTTGCCACCCCATAGTAAATAAGAGATAGTTCCACACGCTTCTTTGTCGCTTTCATTATAATATTCTTCTGCTCTTGATAAATAAGAGTACATTCTCTTAATCGTTTCTTTTGAAATAGGTTTGCCTTGTGCTAATTGTTGCGCTCTAATCTTTCCTACATCTGTTGCGCATTTATTATTTACTTTCTTGTTTAAGTCAATACCTCTTTTAGCATTATTTTTCACACCACTTGGATAGTCACTATAACTTTCCATTATCATTTTCTTTCCTTTCTTGTATCTCTTGTCATTTCTAATAATACCTTTTACTTCTGACAATAATTCTTCTGCTTCAGCTTCTACATCTGCAAAGTCATTTATTTGCTCTTTAGGTCTTTCCATTTTGTCAGCAAAGTAACCCTCAATACTAAATCCTTTTACCTTTCCTGTCTTTACATACTCGTTCCATATATCTTCATTGTTTACTTTTACCGCTCCCATCCAAGTACCTACAGGAAGTTCCATATCATACTTTCTTGATTTATCGTGTACTTCATCTTCTATAATCCACGATTCTACTAAAGACAAACCTTGTAAAGAGTGCTGATGCTCTAAAGTTGAATTGTTTTGGTTGCCTTTTTGTAAATAAAGTTGGGACGCTTTTAATACCGTATCTTTTGAGAAGTATATATAATATTCATCTTCTCCGTTTCTGCGATATATCGGTTTATTTGGTATTAATAAAGCTCCCATAAGAATACGTTTCTCTTTATTAATTTCTGCTAGTTTTATTTCTTGTGATTTTAATGCGACAAAATCTTCTTCTATTGCAGGATTCTCTACTATACTAATCGCTTCTATTCCTGAAATTTCTTGGTCTTCGTCTAATATTAATTCGACTATTCTCATAATTATATATCGTTTATTAAATTAAATTTTGCATTTATCCTATTGCTGCTCCTTGTACTATATTTCTATCTAGTTCTTGCGCTGTAGAAACATCTCCTGAAACTACAAACGCTTTTACTGGTTGTTCTTGCTGACCTGCTATTGCTGTTGCTAATTGATTTGCTCCTGACGCTCCTACTACGTTAAATGCAGGAGGTGCTGAAGGCGTTGCAATAGCTTGTCCTCCTCCGCCACCTGCTCCTCTAGCAAATGAAGGCGGTGCAGGGTCAGGCGTAGATGTAATTTGTTTTACATTTCTTAAACCAGTAGCTATAATTGCTGCTGCTTGTATCGCTCCAAATATACCCCCTTGTGCAAGAGCTTTAGATGCACCTGCATAAGTATCTCTAATAGCAGATACAACAGCTATACCTTTTCCAAACTTACTATTTTGACCTACTATGTTTGCTATGTTTCCTAAAGCATTAGTAATCTCTTGTTCTTTTGCTTTTGCTAAATCTTTTTCTATTTGCTTTTGTCTATTAGCAGAATCTTGTTGGTATGCTAGTAATTCGTTCTGTGCGTCTGCATATGCTTGTGTGCCTTCTTTATATAAATCTCTTTTTTCTTGTAATCTTTGTTCTTCTTGTTCTTTTTCTATAGCAAGTGCAGCTTGTTGAGCTTGTAATCTTAAATATTCGTTTTCTATTTGCTCTGCATTAAAATCTCTTTGTGCTATTTGTCTTTCTGCTTCTGCATCTTTTATAGAAGTTTCTAATTCTAATTTTTCTCTATTTAACGCTAAATCATTAGCTAACTGCTCACTTCTAAATCCTGCTATCTGGGCTTCTACTGCTGCTAATTCATTTTTAGCTTCCATTAAAGCTATTTCATTCTCGTCATTTTTAATTTTATTAAACTGAACTTGTGCCTGTGCTACAATAGCTTTGGCATTTGCCCTCATTTGTTCTTCTTGCTTATCAAGTATTTCTGCTAACTTTTCATTTGCTTCGATACGTTTTTCTATTGTATTACGTTCTTCATCTCGTATTTGTCTTTGCGCTTCTGCTTGTAAATCATATTTTTCAATAAGACCTTGATTAGCAACAGCAGCTTTATTAGCTGTTTTTTCTAATTCTACATTTGCTTTAGCTGCATTTACTGTTTCTGTTATATAATTTTTAGTTGCATCTACTACATTTCCTAAAGTTTCTTTAACCTTTTCAAAACTTTCATCTTGACCTGTAATTATGTCTATACTTTCTCGACCTGCTTGTTTAAAACTCTCTACTGCGTCTTTAAAATTACCTTTAAATAAATTTCCAATACCTTTTGCAACAAAACCTAATGTTTCTACTAATTCATTAAATCTATTAATGACACCTTCTACTAAAGCGTCTTTAAAATCTATAAGAGATTGTACTGGGTCTTGAAAAATGCTTTTAAATGCGTTTACAACGCCTCCTACATTGTTAAATATAAAATTTATAAAATCATTAAACGCTATTGATAATGCTTCAAATGTAGTCGCAAATAAATCTACTACTACTTGATTTTTCCCTAGTGTTTCTTTAAAAAAGTCAAATGCTGCTGATATAGCTTTTATAATTAAAGTACCTTTTAAAATCTTACTAAAACTAAATAAACTTTTTCCTGCTGATTTAGTTGTTTTTTCTACATCTTTAAAACCTGATTCTAAAGATTGATTAGTTTCTGTAGCTTGTTTGTTTAGTGCTTTTAACTCTTTAAGTATATCTTTTAATTCACTTTGAGCTTTGGAAGTATTTGCTTCTAAATCTATAATTATCTTTTTGCTCATTTTAAATCTTTTTTAATTTGTTTTACCAATTCCTTAAAAGTTTCTGGTAGCTTATATTTTCCTTGTGCGATTCTTATTCTTTCTGTTTCGCCATTTGCTATTTGTAATAATTCAAATATGTTTCTTAACATTATACTACGTTTAATAATTCTAGGTCAGATTCTCCTGTCCCTAGATTTGTTGTTATACTATTTATTCTATATTCTTGATTGCCTATTACAAACTTGTCTGCTAGTGTATAGGTTCTTAATATCTTTAATGGTAAAAATGCTTTTACCTTTATTAATCTTCGCTTTGCTTTGAATACATCTGTTATATAAGTCGTATAGTAATTATTAAATAACGTACCTGCAAAATCGCCAGAAGGTGTGTATTCGTTTAGCTCTTGATTAAAATGTATATTGTCATCGTCTGTACTTGCATTTAAAGAAACGCTATTGCTAGGAATTATATAGTCGTCTATTTGAACGTGCGAACCTGAAGCTGCAGTTTCTTGCTCTAAAAAACTTATTACAGTACCGTTAGTTATTTGTATAGGGTAAAATAATAATGGGTCGCCTAAATAAGGGTCATCGTTATCGTCTACAAACCATCCTACCTGCGCATCTGTGTCACTATAGTTATTTCCTGCATCTTTCATTCTTTCAAACTTCATATGCTCAAAAGGTGCTTCTACTTTATAAATGCCTCCCGCCATTTCTTCTACTTCATTGTCGCCACCTCTATATTCTGCAGACCCCCATTCAGTACCCTGTGTTAATTGGTCGTGCTGTATAGCAAGTTTCGTTCCAATACCTTTAAAACCAAAATCTATTTCTTTATAAGGCAAAGCTACATCTACTTGTCTTTGTGTCATATCTACATACTGGTCTATAGTATAGCTTGAACCACTTGAATAAAAGTTATCTAATGTTTCTACTTTAATCGTACCGTCATCTTGTTTATATGCAGTTAGATTAAACATTTTAAATAAACCTGTAAGAAAATCTATAACTTTCTGTTTTGGCATTTGTCCAGTCCCGCTAAATGTTTTAGTAGCTGCAATAGTAAATGAGCTTACTGTGAATGTATCGCTTATAGGTTGCGATAAATCTGACGCATCAAACTCTACTGCATTTGTTGAACCATTACCTAAAGTAAATTCTTCACTTACTGTAATTTTTAAATTATAAGTACCATCTGTTAAATCTGCTGATACTGAAACCATATTAGGAGCAGTACCGCTAAATGATTCTACTACTGTACCTCCTTTAATAAGAGAAACTGTATAATTACTTGTTTCATCTGGAGCATATACATCAAATCCTGCAACTATTTTGTTAGCGCCAGTTAATCCACTTACTATAATGTTTTCTCCTGCTATTGTTAAACTATCCCACCCACTCGTGTCTGGTAAACCAAAATCAACTAACTGGTCATATGTTTCTGGTGCATTAGGGTCATCTATATTACCCTTCTTTCTGTGCATCCACATATAAAGATTGTAGTAAGGGTCATTACTTGAATTGAAAAAATCTGTGCTAAATGATATACCGTATTGTTCTTCTATTGCTTTTATAATTAAGTGTACTCTTATAGCATATTTTAATTCAGCCCAATAAACTCCGTGATGATGTCCCGTACCTGACTGATAATATAAATTACCTCCACTTGGATTAGGGTACTCATAATCTGTTGAACCGTGTGCGCCTGAATCGTAATATAACCTTGTAGTATGCGTAATTAAAGGAGCTACTAAAGCATCTGTATAAGTAACTGAATCTACTGTTTTAGATATGCCACTTTGTAACCCTACTTTTACGCTACTCATATCGTAGTCGTGTGTAAAGTTATTAAGCCAAGTTAAAGCATCTAATTCATCTTCTCCTAGTAAATCTTTGAGGTCTACTGTATCGCCAAAGAAAGTAACTCTATACGCATAAGGTTTATTATTACGCATATCTACGCCTTCTAGTTTTATTTTACCTTTTTCGAATGGAAAATAGTTTAATTCTATAGTAGCTGTCTTTTTTACTCTTGCATCAAATCCATCGTCTATGTTATAATTATAATAATGCTCAAATATTTTGTTATTGTCTTTAGAAGCAGGTAAAGAAAAAGTTTTAGTAAAGTTTGTAAATACTTTTGCTATGTCTTTTACATTCTGGATTGTTTGTGTAAGCGAAACTGATTCGTCTTTAAACATATCCATTCTATTACCCTCTATGTAAAGCTGTATGTTTTGCATTATCTTATATCATTTACTTTATTAAACGCATAGCTAAAGTCAAATGTATAGTTTATTAGTTTGTCGTTTACAGATGTTTTAAATTGTACTGATTTAGTGTCTAGTGTAATTGGTTTAACTTCCGTGCCATCGTATACCCATACTTGCTCACTTAACATTAATTGTCTTATAACTTCGTTAAACGATTCATCTATAAATCCTGTATTCATTTGTATCTTCTCTTTTCCAGTAACTTGGAATTGTCTTACTTGATGTTTCTCTTTATTAAATGTAGGGTCATTTACAAAGTCCATTAAACTACGCTTATAGCTTTCTGAATTTGTGTCTAAACTAATCATTGACTTTTTATGGAAAGGCATTATTTGTAACGCTCCATACTTATTGTAAAATACTACATCTAAAAAGTCGTATTTAGGTTCGCATACTTCTTGAAGTGTTAATACAACGCTTTGAGCATATCCTGACTTTGTTGTAGATACTGTAATTTCGTCTCCTGTTTCTAAAGTAGTAGTAGGTGTTATTCTTATATATACTATTTTATCTTCTGAAACATTTGTGTCGCTTATTGTTATATCGCTTAATACATTACCCCAAGCTACATCGTATAAGTTCCAAAATTCGTCTACTTGCTCCCAATAAACATCTGCACCTCCTCCTGTCGTAAAACTAATAGTTCCTTCTGCTTCTGCAAATACTGGAAATACTATATCTCGACCTTGTTTAAAATATATTGTTGTATTTGATTGTAATAGTTGAGGCGTATAGTTGCCTGTGTCTGCTATAGTATAATTATCGCCACTTACAAATATGTCATTTTTAACTGTTAGTTGCGTATCGCTATCTATTGCAGATATTGTTGTACTTGTGCTATCAGTAGTGTTATTTACTGTATCTCCTACGTTTACTGTTTTAGTAAATGTTTGACCAGAATCTATAAGTTTATAAGCTGTCGTTCCTGTCGTAGTTGAGCTTATTTTAGTCACAGCAGGATTAACACTTGTTCTAGGATTTACGCCATCTTCAAAATATCCATACCCATCAAAAGCTAGATAATCATAATTCTGCGTTTCACTTCCACTTGTTTTAGTTAAAGTAATATCTGCTTCAACCCAAACTCCGTCTATAGAGTATGCTCCATATTCTGTTATAAGATAATCTCTTATTAATTCTGTGATTTCAAATATTACATAATTATTACTTGCTATTATATCTTTACTAATTGTATAAGTAGCTGATGCAGGTTTGTCTGTTGTAAGCGTACCTGAATATATAAATAAATCCATTGACGCAGAACTTAACGTACCTGACGCAGGTTCTACCTTTATGTAATATGGACTTCTTGCGTTTATTATTGTACTCATTCTATACTGTTTTCTATGTCTATTGCAAATGCTTCTGTTAATTCTGGTGGCAAGTTCTTAAATGCCTTCTCAAAAGGTTTAGTAAAAAACATACTTGGTTTAATACCATACATAAATATACTTCTAGCTATTAAGAAGTTTAAACTTTGTCTTGGTATAAACCTACCTTTCTTATCTCTTGGTGCGATACCTTTTCTTACTGACCATTTATCTAAACTGCTAGGTGGTGGCATCTTTGACTTAAAACTAAATGGCGTATCAAACTTTCTTTTCTTTCCGCTAACTCCTTCGTCTTGATAAGCTCCGTATTCTTCCATTATAAAACGTAAACCAAAAGCATTTTGAGATACTTTTAAGTCATAATCTAAACTATCATATAATCTCTTACTACTATTCTTTTTGTCTTTAGTTAAGTTAGTTCGTGCTTGTTTTATAACGTATTTAGCAAAGTTGTTTAATATGTCTTTAGTTTCTTTTAAATCCATTAACAATTACTTACGTTGTTTTCTATTAATATGTTCATCGTACAAGCCCATCCTGCTAACTGGTTTTCAAATCTTTCATAAAAAGGTTCACAGCTAGGGTCGCCATCTAATTGGTATCTATCTCTATATAACGTGCCACCTCTTAACAATACTATTAATCTATTTAATACTGCTAATTGAGAGTTTAATACATCGTGTTCGTTATTGTTGCCAGTAAATATATCTGTCTTGTTTTCTTTGTTTATATCTACTATATCCATTGACATAATAGTTATATTAAAATTCAATACTTGGTCTTGCGGTGTCACACTATTTATAATAATATGACTTAAAGGAAATATAGTTTGTTTAGATAAATCTATTTCTGTAATATCTCCTGTTGTTACTGTATTGACATTTATATCGTCTAATAGCTTGTCTTTAATTGTATCTAGTATCGTGTAAAAAGCTGTTATACCTCTATTACTCATCTTAATTTAGTTTTTAATTGTTTTGATTCCGCTTCTGATTTGTCTTTCATAAATGCTAAAAAGTTTAAACATTGATGTACATTTAGTTTAGTGATATTTTCAATTCTTCTAATATCTCCTTGAGCGAGTGCGTAAATTGATTGATACCATCCCCACTTCTGACCAAACTGTCCTGCAGGTGTGTAGTCCTGTCCTCCTCCTGCTCCAAATAATTCGTCATAGTTTTCGACAAGTCGATGCCTAAACGATAAAAAAAAAGTATAGAACCTAATACTGCATCCATAGGCATATTTTGCATCACTTCTGGATTTTCTGCTGTGTATTCTTTTATTGTATATTTGTCTTTTAGCTTATTCTCTATAGGTCTATAAAGTACATTCATTGCTATCTCCATTTTTTCCCAGTTGCCTAAATAAGTGTCTAGGTCTATATATTCGCCTAGTGTCATATCGTCTAGGTTTGGAACAAAGCCATACTCTACACCATTCATTACAAATCTTTGTTTAAGTTTTGGTTTCTGCTCAAACATCTCTGTAAGTATAGCTGTTATTCTATGTACGTCTGTAGCTCTCATTTTAATCGCATCTGTGAGCTTAATTCCACAAAATATTTCCATCATTTTAGATGTTAGAAATACATCGTCATTATTATTCTCTTGTACTTTTAGAAACTTTTGATACTGATGTAATTTGATTTCTGATAAATCATTAGGTATCGTAACTTTAACTCTCATATATATATATCGAAAATTAAAGACGATTTTTAAATAAAGCATAAAAAAAGGCGACCATTTCTGACCGCCTATCATTCAACTAGTTATTATAGAAATAACAATAACTTAAAAAACCAACACTATACTAGTTGAACGCTGAATAGTAAAGTGAATAATAAAGCACCTATATAAACAAATGCCTTTACAAATACATCACTTAATATAATTCTTTCTATAAGTTTTTTCATAATATTTTACCATTTTTATATGTTATACCATTTACTGTAATTTTAGTATGTATATATTTTTTTGTGTATCTAATCCACTTTTGTTTTTCGTCTTGTAATACAAGTTTATCAAATGCTTGTTCGATTAAATTTCTTTTCATAATACTTCTTCTAAAATTTGTGTTTCCCATTGCTCAATAATATCTGCATCTATCAGTTCTACAATGTTTGTCTTATCAATCAATACTTCTGTTATAAAAGCATCTGCTTGTCTAGGTGGTGTGTGATAATCTCCTTCACACCCTTCGTCTAAAGCATATACAACTTCAAACTCTATATCTTCGTATTTAATTAAAGTAGTTTTTTCCATTTGTTTTGTTTTTAAAAGGGAGGTTTTACCCTCCCCTTGTGTTTTCATATTATTCAAACATTGGTAAATGTATTGTAGTAATTATAGATTTTTTTACAGACAATCCTAAACCACAATATAATGCTGAATATGCAAATTGCATTTCATCTTTAGTAGGTTTAATTGTTAAATAAGTTAATGCTTCTTTAATAAATTGTTGGTAATTTAATTTTTTCATAATGTTAATTTTTTTGTTATTCATACTGCTAATATACAATTTATTTTAATATAATTAACATTTTTTAATAAAATTTTTAATTTTTTTTATCTACCTCTGTTAGATTCCACAGTAACCACTATCACATTCATTAAAATCTGACTCAAAAAGCTCTATTTGTGTATTCCATTTTATAATGTCGCTGAACGATAGGTTCTTGTCTTTATACCAAACATCTTTATTATGCTTTATTCTTTCTTTAGATGCAAACCATTCTATTTTCTCTTTATGTTTAGAGTGCATCTTTTTTATTAATAATGGATTCTTATGAAAACATCCTACACAGTTATTCATCCAAGCAAATCGTACAGGTTTGTCTTTCCAATATTTTTCTATTTGGTCTTTATATATATTGTCTTTTATTAAAGGAAATACAGGTTTTTGCCATTCTATAATTGCCCATTTGTTTCGTGTCTTTCTTTTACCTACTAT